TCGCTCCTTTTGTACGAGGCGCATCACCGAGAATCTTGTCAAGGTTGTTGACTGCACGTTCTCGTACATCATCGGGGAAATTAGCCGTGCTAGGTCCGACAAGGCGGTTGAGAAAAGCGCTCCGGGCTTCACCATTTTTAAGATCAACACCTTGCTGACGTGCAAGCACTTGCAAGTTGCGAGCCTCGCGACTTAGAGCAGTGGCGACGGAACGACGTACATAAGTGGCGTCGGAACCTTTCGATAAGTTGAAACCGAACTGACGAGAGAGGTATTCGTGTGTTGCAGGCTCGGAGAATGTGCTCCCATCACCTGCACCGGCGGCGTTTGTACGTTTAGTCCCCCAAAAAGTCTCTAAACTTTTTTGTCTCCAACCTGTAATATTATCATCGAGGGTTTTAGCACTAATATCTAACGCTTTAATCTTATTCTCTAGAACTTTGGCATTGCCGTACTCGGTTGCCCGGCGCTCAAGCTGTGTAGGACCAAGTAGCACCGCCTCACTCAAGGCTTTAGGGCCTCGAGCTGCTGTACCTGTAGTGCGCGCAATGACATCAGCTGCGGCGGCTCTACCAGCGGCACGCCCCTCTACCCTCGCACCTCTAATCCCGGGAATTACATCCAGAACGCGGTTAATGCCAGCCGCTACTGCCTCATCAACTTCCCGACCGACACCATCTCGGTAAAAAGGAACCCGCTTCAGCTGGTTGTGACTAAACAAGCCGAAACCAACGACTGCAAGACCAGCAGCAACAGTTGCAGCATGGCGTTCTAGCTTGGCCTGAAGCTTTTTCTTGCGCTGGATGTCACCAGGAGTGGCCTTCACAACCCCACGGACGATGGCGCGCTTGCCGCCTTCGATCTCGGAGAAGCTTCCTTTACGTACGCCTTTAGCAATGCGCTTAACGCCGCGTTCAATATTGGCCAAGCCACCTACGGGATCTGTACGAACTGCCCTTAGATGCGGATCTGGGCCTTTACCTTGCAACCGACAGTCCCAGTTGGGTGGAATGCACCGGCCTCCGCACTTCACATTGGGGGGCGTACAGGTCACTTGGCGACTTGTCTTACCAGTGCGGCTTCGAGCAGCGTCTATCCGAGCCTTGGTTTCCACATAAGTCGCAGTACGAAAGCCTTGCGGTGTGATGTTGGGTTGTGTCATTGATCAATACCCCTCGTTGTAAGCACGGAAAACATCAGCCTCGGAGTCAGGTACTGCGGAAAGTCCTGCTACATTCTGACCGGGAAAAAACTGCTGGACCGCAACCTTGGCGTTGCGCAGCGAATTGAACCCCGTTGTGTAAGGACCGTCAGTAACTTCTCCGTCTAAGGAAAAGCGTGCTTTGTACAGCTTTCTGGTTCGGGTGCGGTGCGGGCCAATAATGAGAATCGGTGCTGAAGCACTGGTATCAATGCGCTGTCCATCAGGACCAACCAAGGGGCCAGCCACAACATCACCGTGGCGATGTGTGACTGTAATGCGTAGGCCTTCAGCCGAATCAAACTGAAAATCGACTGCGCCCTCACCAGAAGGAACTGCACTCTCGGCTTCCTGAGCTACGGGTGGCTGCGCTGCTTGCTGTTGAGCGTTGTAGCCCGCCATCTGGCTTTGAAACTGTGCCTCGGCACTTGCCTCTAACTGCTCAGTGACGACCTCGTTGAGAGTAGTGTCAATCGCATACTCGGTGCCACCAAAGCGTGAAGAACGCACCTCGAGTGCATTGAGCACTCCATATTGCAAATACTGAATGTCGGAAGCAGCTTTTAACTGCATCAGTTCAACTTGCTCTTTATCTGTCCTAGTGAAGACAGACGGGAAACTCACAGACCAGGACTGAGGAATACGTCCTCGGGTAGGTCCCTCACGCGAAGCAAAGATGTAAGTAAACAGCTCTGTCAGCGGAGTGCGGCAGTAAGACTCCTGCCACTGCTCCACCAAGGAAGCCCACACGCGCTCCTCGTAGCGACCTTCTTTACCTAAGCCCCCGGGGGAGTCGCCCATCAAGATCGAAGCAGGCCATCCGGTCGCAGCTTGTAAATCTTTAATAAAGGGGTCGGTTGCCGTAGCGATGTTGCTCAGGGCGCGGTTAATGAAGTTGATGTCTTCCTCGACATCCACCACCATGCCGCCGTAGACACTGCGGCTGAGGTTATTTGCCTCTAGTCGCTTGCGTAGGTCAGCCTCGTTGCCCGCAGCAATGCGGTTGAATAGTCCAGGAATCTTATGAACGAAGACATCGGAGTCGCTGGTCATGGACTCGAGGCCCGACATTGCGGTCTCGTAGCGCTTGAAGGCCTCCCAAATAAGCTGCAGTACTGACTGCCCCCAACCTGTGTTGCGTGAGCGCAGGTTCCATGGCAGATACAAACCGTCGAAACGCGCTATGCGGGTGTGATGAATACGGATGTTGACATATCCGCTGGTTTGATCAGGCGTTAAACGTTGACTCGTGGTTATGCGGTAGTGCGAAGGACGCGAGTAATCAGTAATAGAAACATCTTCTGGAATAAGCTCGTGCCGAGATAACGGGATGTAACCGCGTAAGGCACGAATGCGTTTAACGTCAACAGGCTCTTCAGGCTGAGAGCCGTCATCAATCAGCAGCACTAAGCCAGCGCCGCCGTAAAGACGTTGTAGTTTTACCACCTCGGAGAACGCTTGGTGGAACTGGGTGCGTTGGAGGAACTGCTCGAACTCGGGGACTGTGTTTTCTGGGGCCTCTTCACCTAAAGATACGGTGGTCCGATGTCGCACAATTTCGTCAGAAATAGCGTCGACATAGCGACGCGGTATGCCACTTGTGTATAGCGACTCGAGTTCAGCCTCGGTTAGAAGAGTGTGAAAAGCGACTTTTGTGGCTGTTGTTTTATCTTTAGACGCCACACCTAACCCCGTGAGTGCATTAACTAATGCACCATCATTCCGGTAAGTTTCGGGTGTTTCGGTAGCCATTGAAGGTGTAGGCTCGGTGGAGCTGTTTCAATCGTAGCGGTTTATGGCGAAAGCTCATGCGCATCAGTTACCAGATGCAAGTGAGAATGGTAACTGATATGAGTATCTGGTAACGTATTAATGCGTCTGGTAACTTACATTTGTATCTGGTAACGTATGTGAGCATTTCATAGTCAACACAGTCTGGTTAATCTGAAGTAGTCAGCTGACTGCAAATGGTTGACCATCACATCGATGGATCGTACCTTCTGACGAAACGCCAAGCCAAATTACGCTTCAAGCAAGGGATCCTCAGTAGCTGGGGGTCCCTTTGTGCTTATTGCGGCTGCCCAGGAAACACGTTGGACCATGTTCGCCCGAAAAGTCGAGGAGGACGTAGTGAACGATCCAATCTCGTGTGCTGCTGCGTTGGGTGCAACCGAGCTAAGGGGAGCGAACTGGATTGGAGAATTTGGTTTAGGCGACAGAGTTGGTGGTCGCCTTACCGAGAGCACGCGATACAAATATGGCTAAATAAGTCGACCCAAAATTGGGTAGCGGCTTAGCTCATATGGTTTGTCCAGTTAAATGTTATCGAAAAAGCTTGCTGTTGCTGGTGTTTCTGGAATTAGAGAGCAAGCGAAGGCTAGCGCCATAACAGTATCGTCGTGCGCTCCATTTACTGCCTGACGAACCCCGTTCTCCTGCTGCTGAAAGGCTCGCAGCTCGTCGGCAATAATACCGGGCGGAAATACGAGCTCGTTGCGCTCGAGTAAGTACAATATGCGGTCAGTAGCTACGATTTTAGAAGAACGACTTGTATTAAAAGTCTCGATTGCGTATTGAGGTAAGACTTGCTGAAGCGCTTCCGCAATAACAGACCCCATAGCCTGTTTCTCGACGACAACACGCTGGGGTAGATAGTCTTCGATAAGCGTTTTTACGTGTTTTAAGCTGTAGTCAGTACTTTTACCGTTTTCGCGATACATACCAACAACTTCGTAAGGATAGGTCGTTATGTCCAAGACAACAGCTACAAAGTAGTCAGCGCCTCCAGCGTTAGGGTCAATACCGATGACGTAACTGCGATTTATTGAGCCGCACTCGTGCCAATGACCCCTAGCCGCTTGATTTATCAAATCATTGGGATAGACCTGCGTGTCAGTCGCGCCGAACTGCAGTTCATACTCGGAGTTCCACGCCGCTAGGGTCATGCGGCGGGACTCACGGGTCTTACGCGCCCACTCGGGGTCGGCGCCGTAGATAGGGTGCTGGCTGTAGTGAATCTCGACCTTGCGCCAGTCACCCTCGTCAGAGTGCCAAAGCTGGCCAAACCAGTCGAGTTCGGTGTCTGGGGTGGACACCACGATTACTTTGGCGTCGTCGCCCACCATCGAAAGCGTAGGCATCGCACCGCGATAAATCTCGGCAGCGCCGTCGAGGAACGCCGCCTCATCCATGAAAAGTACAGAACAGCTGGGGATACCACGAGCGGCGCGAGGTGACGCGGGCAAGAAGTACAGCGTTCCTCGACCCTCAAACGCCAGCTGTGTAGTGCTGTCAGTGAGATAGCGGATAGTCTCACCCCGCAAACTGTTGGCCATCGCACGCACACGGCGGCCTAACTCGGAAGCGTCCTGCTGTGTTTTGCTGAAGATAACTGCAGCGAAGCCACGTTCCGTTTGTGCGCGACAAAGTAGGTAGTTACATACAGTCTCGGAGACTCCGGTCTGCCTTGATTTGTTGACCAGGATGTTGGGTGCGGCGTTAATCGCTTGGACTAGGTCTTCTTGATATGGATAAGGATTAAAGGGGGCCACGGTCCCACTCGTGCGAATCCAAGTGAGGCGTGCAAAATCTGGCCAGTTTTGAACTGTGGGTAGCTTTGAAGGGGTCGGCGATTCGTAGGTGTTAGCGCGGGCTTTGCGACGTTCTAGCTCGGCTTGAAGCCGCTCTACGCGCTTGCGAAGGGCAGATACAGACGCCATCAGATGTCCGTGTCCTCGAAGTTTTCGGTGTCTGTGGCATCTGCGTTGTCCGACGTAGAAGCTTCCTCAGCTTCGGGGTCGCTGTAAGACGTAAGGCGTAGAAGTTGACGCTCCAAATCTTGGATCTGCCGTTCCAACACACGGCGCTCTTGATAAGCCTGTGCCCCACTCATAAGGGTGCGTGCTGCAGCAATGCGATCAGCAGCGCGGGCACCATCGTCGTTAATAATGCTATCGAGCACATTAATGGCATCAGGAATCGTGCTGATGTTCATGCCACCAGTCTCGGAAAGCATGTCTTGTTGTATCCGAGCAATGGCTTGCTGCACAGCAGAACGTTGCCGCCAGGTATAAATCGATTTTTCGCTTACACCGATTTTCCGCGCAGTCTCGCGAATGGTAGTCCCGCGTGCAAGATAGTTGGCAGCAATACGTTGCCGTTCAGTAAGGCCATCAGAGCCGTAAACACGATCAACCATAGCGCTCGTTTGAGTTCCGATAGCTTCAGACTAACGGATAGAAGTACTAGGTACTTTGAAGTTCGGGACTTTAATCACGGAGCATTTGTGCGAGGTAAATCTCGGCTTGCCACAGATCACTCGAATAGCGACACATGCCTCGGGCGCAACTGCGGTAATACAGCTCTTGCCCCTCGGGCTCGAGAACTTCGATATACCCTGAGCCTCTTTCGAGCCGTTGTTGAACTCGGGGTGATTTCATGCTAGGTCTCTTGGTACAAATGACAGTCTTTAGCGAACATAAGGTCTGTGGCTGCTTCAGGGAAGTCAAAAGTGCAGCTTTCTTTGCTCCAATGAATGCAACATGTGCAAGCAGGGCCGCTTAAGACACGAGGCTTAGACCGAGATGGCACGCGCCGGGGAATATCCGGGTGTAGTTCAGGGAAAGTGTGCCCTAAAAGAATGCTTGATATGGATTGGCGGCTGCACTTATAGCGTAAAGCTAATTTTTTGGGGCTTTCACTAGAAAGGAGAATATGTTTTATGTCGAGCTCGGAAAGACCGCGTCGACTGAAAAAAGGCTTCGCCTTCGGTGACGGTAAAGGGCCTGAAACAGCCGCCCAACGGAAGCCGCACTCGGGGCAGCGTAACCACCGCTTTCTAGTGCCGTTACGCAGTGTTCGCGTACTCACAACACGAGTACGAGCTTTCACACACTCGGGGCATGGATCCAGCTTTACTACTTTCACGGTGCTAACCGGGCTTTGCCCCACCGAGTGGTGCTGTACCAAGCTGCAAGGGCTGGTGTCCAAGCTTGGAACTGAGGCATGAGTAACTCGCACATTGTGTGTATCTCAGCTTGTGCGTCAGCTTTGGCGCGAAGATCTAAGAAGTGCATCAAAGCGCGCAGTGAAAAGCTGACTACAAAGTTCTGGCGATAGTCAAAAGGCAAGGTTCCCCTTGCGTGTTCTTCTGACATGCCTGCGCTTATTTGGTTTGCATACCTGGTGGCAGCGTTACGGCAGGCAATTAAATCGCAATCGCGCAGGTACTTGGTATAGGAATATTTTTTGCCTTGCCGGTTGGTGTATTCACCGACAGGGCGAAGATAAAAAGCTGCCTCGAGGGGGAGCTGCCCCTGAGCCACAGCGCAAATGCGCTGGCCTGTGTAGCGCATAGATTGAACATCAAAGCTCACGCCAACACGATGCGTACGCGCTTGTTGCATCACTGAATGAGGGAAGCCCCCAACAGCAAAAGAGATGCTGGGGTGTTCCAAGGGGCCGTAGTGGCCCCGACCGCCTTTCAATAGGTGCCTGATCACAAGGTCGCCTGCGTCAGTCTCGGTTGGAGGCTCCTCGTCGAAGACGTAGTGCTCGCTGTAGTCCTGGTGCATTGCTTGCCAGATCAGTGTCTGGGGATCCAATGTCCAAGCAAGCACTTCAACCTGGAAATAAGGGTCCATCATTCGCGGAGCTCCTGTAGGAGACGTTTGAGCTCGGCATCCCCGAGATCGTTTACTGCAGCTAAAACGCCGTCCATGGCTGCGACTAGTAAGCGCCCGGGAGCGAATAAAGCTAAAAAAGCGAGACCTAGACGGTGACGTAGCCCCATAGCCTGATTCAGCTCCTTAGTAAAAGATTTACGCATCTCACTGGCCCTCCATTTCAATAACGTGATGGAGTGCACGAATGTATCCATCCCAGTAAAATTCTTTAAGTCTGTCACTAGCTTTAAAGCTAGTTTCATAGTTATTATAGGCGTCGATTAAAAGTCGTTTGACCGCCTCGTAACTAACGTCAAGTGGGGTCTCAGTAGAGAGCTTGGGTTTCATTTTTAGTAGAGATAAGAAGTGCAGTTTGTAGTACAACAGCTTAAGTGAGCGTGTCGGACTCTAGTTTACGAAGCTCAGAGCGGATGTTGAGTGCCATAAACTTGTTGCCGTGGCGTTCGGCAATCTCGAGGGCCTTTAAGTATCGCTCCCGGCGACTAGTGTCAGGCGAAAGTGGCTCTACTGAGGGTGTTTCATCCATTGGGCTGTGAGAAAACTTGTGAATGTGTTGTTTAATGCGTGTAACCATCGGCCACTGATGTAACCAGCGACATAAGTGGCCACGCAAATACGAGCGAAGATTTTAGTGGCGTCGTGGATCCACGGTCCCCACTCGGGCTTTATAGCCCTTATTGCGTAGCTCTTCCATCTTTTGTAAAGCTTCGGAGTTCTCGATGTAACGTCCGGGAGCGTGGGCGGCCCGTCCTGAGCCCCAGATGTGGAAA